AGGAAGAAGGGTCGGGGGTGTTCTTGCACTCTCAAAAAACCTACCCCCCTTGGATGAGTTGCATAAGCCGCACAATACTTGCAGATTACTTAGTGAATCATCACCACCTAAGACTCTAGGTACTATGTGATCGACTGTTAGCCGCTCTTCTGTGCCACACATCTGGCAACATCCATCGCGATTGATAACACTCTGTCTTAGCTTGCGCCATGCAGTAGTGCTACCGGACTTCTTAAGACTACTCATTGCCAACCCTTAGTCTTTAGATGGTGTAGTGCATTGCAGTAATTAGGTTCATCATACTCTGTCCATCCATATCTAGAACCTACATAATGCCAATACATCCAGAACTGCTTAATACTAGAAGCGTTCTTAAGACTCTCTGTCTTCATCTGATATAGACCATATACACGTTTAGTACCATTGAGGTTACCTACAGCTCGATGATCCCATCTTGATTCTCTATATACAATCTCATGATGGCATAACTCTTGCTTATCAGTTAATTGATATTTGGCTAAGTCTTTAACGTATCGAATTGCTTGGTTGGACGCCCCTGCTTCAGCAGGCATAGATATCCCAATAGCGATGGCTACCAGGCAAGCTGCGCCTTTCAGGCTTGCCCTGAGCCCTTTGGGGGCTCTAGCCCTGAGAGTACCATGCCAGTCAAGTCTATTCATAAAAGTCCTGTTCAGAGCGGTGTGTCGTTATCGGTTGTCGGTAGAATAGAATCCTGGTGACTTAAACGAGATTCCTACAGAGCTGTAAATCTTATGCATTGGTGAATGGCAGAATGGGCATTCTAGGTCGTGAGGTTCATTAATACTCATCCATTGCTCGATCCTGGCATTGCTCGCGCAGGATTCTTCGTCGCACTCAAACTCATAGGTTGGCATTAGTCAGCCAGTTCTGGGTGCATAGATTCAATGTGACCTAGCATCATTTTGCTAATCTCAATTTGATCTAGAAAGTTTGACGCTGCTTTAAGCGAATAACCGCATAAGCATGTGTGCATTATTTCTGGCATGTCCGGCATGGCACATCCTTAAATATCCATGATCCACATTGTGTGCATCGCTCAGGTTCTAGTGTACCAATATCGCCTTTGAAATCACCGTAACCTGCACGAAGCAATAGATCGACCAGATCACCAAGTCGCATAAAGGCCAAATAGTCTTGGGGACTACCTTCTCCTTGACCATTAAGACGACATGTAACGATAGGCAACCCACCAGTTTTAGCTGCCCTCTTTGTGACCTGATCGATCCACGCCTTTGGCTGGAACGCCGATCTAGCTTTAACTTCCATGTCGAACGGGACATGTGTTATATCTTTTCCAGCCCCTCGACCGATATCTGCATGTGGCCACCATTCCGATAGGAACCTAGCGACCACTCGCTCAGTCGAGAATCCCCGGTATTTACGGCTTTGTGAGGCCATTGACCGCGTGGCACTTAGAGCAAGACCAGCTCTTATTGACGAGGTTTACTCTAATGTCCTTGTAAGGTATCGAATCATTACAGATGCAGCATCTCGTCGTGAATGTGAATTCTTCTAAGATGGCTTGGACTTCTTTGGATCGTTGGATCTCATCATCTGTTGGGAATGACTCCCACTCACCATCTTGGTTCATGAATTGTAAGCGTCCCATTATGCTCTCGCCTTCTGTCGTTGCCATGCGCCTTCTTTATTGATCTCGTACCAGATTACATCGTTAGGAGATGGGCATCGAGTGATCTCACCAGTTACAGCATAAGGACACTTGAAGTGACCCCACGGTTTACCAGCCTTACTCTGACCCGTCTTCCAGATCATGTCTCCATGCTGGCACCGGGGAATGTCCTTGTCGGTCTGGCCGCCAATGATTTCTTTCACCGTCGCAACCGCTTCCCCCATTGTGGGCGGCATAGTCGTTTCTTTGATAGTCCATGGATCCTCTTCCTTTACTACTGGAATGTAAGTGCCAGATGTTTCAGCCATCTTTGCCTTAGTTTCATCGATGGTAGCTTTTACTTCATTAGCCTTAGCGACCTTGCTCATCTCTTCGCGGCTAGGTCTTTTTCCTTTTGTAGCGTAACCCGCAGAAGCCAATGCACGACCAATCGCGGAAGTCTCAGCATTCTCAAGTGCGCTAGTCGCATTGACGCCTCGACCCGAGATAGTTTCCTCTGCGAGGCCAGAAGACCAAGCGTGTTGATCGACCTCAGTTCTGAAGATGTAAGCTTGAACGATAAAGCGCGTAGCACTCGCCTCAATGATTTTAGTATCAATACGGCCATCTGGATGATCCTTCCAAAATAATAGTAATCTTTCTTCAACTGGTTGATAATCTGATAGATCAAACATAAAGCTCATTCTCCTCTGTGTGTAGTTGTCCTGCTATTGCCATATAGGCTGCACCGTCGATGTATGTATCGACTTTTCCCGACTCCATACTCCTTGCGAGCTTGACCAAGACCATGCATGACGCCACTTGATAATCACTAATAGGCATCTCGAGGAATGCTGACCAGAGTCGTGCTGTTCTGGACATATTGTCTGACGGGTGTCCGTAGTCCATTCCACGATCTTGTATTGCTGCTTTTGCTTCATTAAGGAACTCACTTGCATTCACACTCTCACCTTGTCTCTTGATTCGTAGTAATCCCGGACTGCTTTACGTCCTTTGAGATACCCTATCCTCATGCCGACAATACGGCCAACATGGAAGTACAACACAGCCATCGCGATCATGACCATAAAATCACCTACTGATGGATCGAACATTATGAGCGCTCCTTACAGATGATGCACTCCCATTGGACTTGACCATTTTTATCAAGGCCACGAACTACGCGATACTTACATTTGTGAATCATTCCTACTGTTGCCATTTTTTGCTCCCTTGTCGATTGGTTGGTTCGACGGGATAATCTTCTCAGATCGCTAGGCTAGGTCAATAAGTTTTCGATAACGAAACGGTAACAATTCTGAGTCGTCGATGTGGTCATCGATGTCCCGATCTAGGTCATTATCTAGGTCGTCCATAGCGACGCCCGTGGACTTGGAATGTCCCATCCTTTTCGATGTAGATGAGATCGACTTGGACGTTTTTTCCGTTCTCTGTAACGATAGCGAAGGCTTGTTGCCAGTTAGGCGTTGAGACGTATTTAGCGGCCTTTAGATCCATTGCGTGTCCTACTTCGACTCCATGGAGAACTCGTCTTAAAACCCCGTTAGAAGCCTCAGAATGGGCACTTCTACCAGCCCTATGAGTGTGTCCCATAATGACGTTCTGGCCGTGACGCTTGGCTTGATTAAGAGCTGAAAGTCCGGGGTTTGGATTGAGACTGCCCAAGTCTCCATGAATAGCAATCCAGCCTTTAGCGATAGGCATTGGGGTCGTCCAAAACTTGACTCCCATTTCATCCAGTTTAAGGAACTTCTCGAACTTCAATTCTGGCAAGGATAGGAATGCAGGGATCTTCTTCATGATGACTTTGTAGAGTCGATCCGTATGATTGGAACGCACCATGTGTGCTTCCTTGGAATACTCAAATAGCGACCATAAGACATCGACTGTGCGATCTCTGTCCTCAGCTAGTGTCTGCTCGTACCACCCTGGGGTATTTTCTGTCCATCGGCTGATCTGTGGGAGATCGATTTCATCTCCGATAGTAAGGACAGCATCGGGGCGAAACGCCTTAATAAATAGACTGAGATTGCGTACAACATGTGAATCTTCGTAGGGACATTGCAGGTCTGGAATGACTACGGTTCGTTTCATTAATCCTCGTCGTCATCCTCATAGGGTAGGCGATCCACTCGGTCGGGGATCGATGGCAAGATCCAATCCGGATAAGCATCGACGTCTGTGATAATTGCCAGACATAGATCAACGGCAAAACCTGCTCGCCTGAGACTCTTATAGAACTCATGCATGCAGATAGCGTATTGATCGAGCTGTGAGTAAGTATCGAGATCGATGACTTTCTTTCGTGCCATGGTAAAAATTATCGCTCTAAGAGGATGTTATAAATCTCATCGACACGCGAGTTGAGTCGCTTAATTTCAGACAGAAGATGCGTGATCACATAGCCTGCAAGCCCACCGATTACGGCAAGGCTGGCGAAGTAGAGAGTGAAGAAGTTCTCTTGGGTCATTTCTTCTTTTCGACAGTATCGACTGCCGCCTCAAGAGAATCGACGATGATCTCGCCAATAGCCTTCTTAGCTCGATAAGACTTGATCGCCTGACGAATCACAGGAATTGCAATAAGTCCTAGTGTTGCGTAGATAATTGCTTCCATTATTCTGTCTCCGTATCTGGGATGTCGATTTCTTCAACGATGTTGTTGTTTGGCTTGTTCTCGTCATGGCCGCCTAAGCCGTAAGTAATTATTTTCATTATGCAAACCTCGCCCATACATAAGGGCTGTTTTCAAAAGGTGATGAAGTTGTAGATATATTTGATGGTAAAGCCCCTGTGACGCTACTTTGACTAAAAGACACGTTGAGACTTCCTGTTGGTGTGCTTGATCCAAACATATAAATGTTACTTGCAGTCTGCCCTTGTGTCTGACCCCAATAAGCCGCAGTAGTCGGCGCACTTTGCTGGCAAAAAGCCAACCAATAAAAACCCTTACTCAAACTTTGACTCACTGTAATTTGCAAGGTTGTGTTATTTGTAGTGAATGATACAGTCCCAGCGTCTAAAATTAGAGCATTAGGCTTGCCGTTAAGATTGTCGTAAATTCCCAATCTTACAGAAGATGTACCAACAAATCCAGGACCGCTGACTGCCCCTAATCTATCCAAAGTAAGTGTGCGATCTAAATAAATCGGAGTTACAAATAATCTATTTGTAGTAGGGTTTATGCCCGTTGAAATGGATGTGTTAGGCGTCCTGTAGTATTGACCAGTAAGTTTTGCTAATGATGGTATAGAATCAAAGGTTTCTTTAACCGCATTAGGAGTCGCAGCTGTAGTCGTCGATGTTGAAGATATTGAGTCGGTAAGTTGCAACGCTCCAGCGGCCGAAGTAGAACCAGCCGAGATACCAATGTTGGCAGATGTCGAAGTGCCAGAGTTCGTGATTGGTGCAGTGACAGAAACAACGCCAGATGAGCCTTGAGCGCCTGTGGCTCCAGTTGCTCCTGTAGCGCCAGCAGGGCCTTGTATGCCTTGGGCTCCAGCGGATGAAATAACTATATCATTAACATCTTCTGTAATTGTTAATGTGTTTATCTGAGGTTGGATAACAATTGTGTCGGTCATGGAGTTAGTTGCCCATCGACCGTCGCAAGTCCTTGGATCAATCGAGTAACTACTCCACCGGATGAAGTAATCTCTAGTTCATAATCGTACTGAGCAGCTTCTAAAGCGGCAGACTGAGCCGCAGTTACGCGGATTGCCAAAGTACCTGTGTTGGCAGTAATAGTAATTCCTGAGGACGAAGTCAGGTTAAGAGCTGTGGTGTTAGAAGAGACTAGGCGGAACTGCATTGCGGCTGTGTACCCAGTGAGGTTGATAGCGGCTCCGGCAGAATCCTTATACTGAATTGTGAGAAACCAGTCGGCTCCCTGGTCTATCGTGTAATTGTAAGACTCAGCCATTTGTGCCTCCTAGTAACGGGATATTAAAGAACGAACTGTCTGCATCGCCTTGCTTAGTGAAAGAGATATGGCAATGATGATTATGCGGATTGCTTCCAGAATACTTGCGCCAGCGCCAGCCCATGCGAGCCGATGCAATTCTTCCGTTGAAGATAACGTAGGCAATACGCTTGTCTCCTGCTTTAGCACAGAGTCGAATTTGATCAGCAATATCGGGCATGAGGTCGGGCTTGGCAGAACCAGAAACATCTCGATCAACATCGATCGCTCTAACCACCCCAGTCTTTGCATCAGGGTTGTGATCACTAGGGCGCGATGAATGACGAAGATCGCCGATCCAACCATCGGAAGTCCGATCACGATCTGAGAAGGCATCATCAAATTGTTCTCGAAGTTGCCGCGCAGCCTTGCATAAAACTGGCTTCATCCAATAATGGCTTTCGCTTCATCTTCTGTAAGTCCTAGCGCTGCAAGTTTAGCAATAGCCGATGTCTTAAGATCGACCTTAGCCGCCTTTTCGGCTTCAATTTCAGCTTGTACAGTTTCCCAAAGATCATCAAGTGTTTTCTTTGATGGCTTCGGTGAATCTGAGATCCAATTCAATTCAGCATAATCATTAGCATCCAAAGTCCATTCGGATCCTTCGTATTTGCGCGTCAGAATCAATGCATAGTCAATCATGCGAGTATCTCCATCACTGTAATTGTTGAGGCTGATCTGCCCCAACTTGCGTTATCAGAATCAATGCTCGACTGATTTACAAAAGCCGTTCCAACATCTCGCCAAGCGGTGGCGGCATAAGTGATCGCACTTGTCGTGTTGGGCGAATCTAAATAAACCATGGTCATCGGAGCATTTTCTGCCGCTGGTCCTACACTGTCTCCAGGGCGACGAACCCAATGTACAGTTCTTGTTCGGCTGCTAGCCGCATCACCTTTGTATGTTGAAGTATTCCCACCGCTTATTGCAAAAAACGCCGAATTTCCATCAGCGTTTGATACGCCTGCCGCTAAAGAAACAATGACCAAAATCTTGCTCGATGTTGCTGATGGCGTAATCGCTTGGCTAAGTCCTGTGATTGTAACTGGGCTTGTCGACGTTGTCGAGAATGTATCGCTTTTCATTGTCGATAAAACTTGCGCTACTTTGCCAGCACTTGCGTTTGCCCATGCAAGACCAGTGGCAGCGGTTGAGTCTGCGGTTAATACTTGTCCGTTAGTACCTACTGCAAGGCGAGCTGGAGTGTCTGCCGCTGTAGCTGCGATTAGATCGCCTTTAGCGTCTACGATCGCGTTCTGAATAGCGTTAGAATCGTCCTGGGCTACCCATGAGAAATCTAAATCAGTTCCAGAAGCCTTAGCTAAGACTTGTCCAGTAGTGCCGCCCTTGAGATCGATTAAAGCCGTGTCGATGTCTTGACCGAGTGCGGCAATAGCGGTAGCGCCATCCTTTACTAGGTCTGTGGACTGGGGTATATCCCATCCAAAGTTAGTTGTTGTTGTTGCCATTACGCTACTACTCCAATCGCATCTAGCCAGGTTAGGCTTGTGTTAAGTGTATTCCAGGCTTCTGCCGCGTTTACCTGTTCCCATTTTACCGCAACTTGGGAGAAGTTCACAGGAGAAGCATTGAATGTTACGGTGAGATTATTTAGGCTTGCCCTAAACGTCCAGCCTTCGATGTAGCCCTGAAATGATCCCCCGGTAATGTTAGGGGGTAGATTCTGAATCCAGACTGGTTGCCCTAGGAATATATTAATCAACGCGTCGCGGTCTGAATTATCTATCTCTGGATTACCCAATACAAAGGTGATGCTCTGAAATTTAGGATAAGGATTGGCTCTAAGCTCGATGTATCGATCGGCGAGCGCCTCGGCATCTACTGTGTTTTTAATGCGTGAGGTGTAAATCTCAGCATAAACCCCATAATTGGCTTGGCTGACTAAATCTGTTGCGGTATAGGTTTGGTTAGCGTTGTTGTCGTAATTGATGGTGAACGAGTTTCTTAAATCTCCAGCGCGAGTAGTGGCAGATAGTCCTATACCATTGGCGTGGTTGGCATCTAGGGTTGTATACCCATTAGCAGCTAGATAATCCTGACGGTGAGTCTGGTCTGCATAACCGATATTGCCGTTTGCGTCCTCATAAATAACGCCAAAGGCTGAATTAGCAATAGCAGTAGTCAATGAATAAAGATCGGTATTTTCAGATGATCGAGAAATCATTAGATAATCGCCTGGACGATCTATTTCGCCTAGCCCAATATTGACGGCGTTTGCCCATGTTTCAGTCGGGTTGTATGCCGCCCATGTCTCAGCAGGCGGTACATCGTTCCATGACCCTAGCAAGTAACCTGATAAAAGAGTGTAAATCTGGTCTCCGTCTTGATCCTGAGACAAGACTCCAGCGTCAATAATCTTAGGTAGTTTAGATAGCGCCCCTAAAGCAGTAATGCTTGCGACAGTTGTATAGCCGCGATCGCCAGCACTATTGACGGTGATTGTAAAGTCTGAAATAAGTCCACCAAAAATAGGCATATAGGTTCCAACTGAATTGGTAACTTCAACTGTTAAGCCAGTTCCCACCGTAAAGTCATAACTAGAGTTATTAAAATTTAGCAACTGCAACTGGCAATAACCGGCAACGGGTTGCTGGTAAATGTCGGTACGTCCTGAAGTGACTGTGAGATCAGCAATTGTGACCTCGGTGATTTCTAGGCCATCTATAAGGATTTTGTAACTAGGGGTGTATGCGGTCATGGGCTAACTAATGCCCCAGCGCCTAGTGTGCCTCTAGCAGCCGAATTGTTTAAAATGTTTACGATGGTTCTAGCTGTGCCTTCTGGATCGATAGCTCCATTAACCGTGAGGTTAATTGTTGAGCTGCCGCTTCTGCCTAAAGCATTGTTGGGAATAATACTTCCACTGCTTGAAGGCGTAAATAGTTCTGGGCCTTGTTCTCCTACAAGATAAGTTGTTCCGCGCATTACTGGGCCACCAGCTGCTCGACCACCGCCGAACACTCCGCCTATAGCACCGCCGATCTGTGACCCTAAATTGATGACTGTCTGGAATCCACGAATCAAGGCTCCTACTACATCGACGACTGCGCTAATGGCAAGCCCGATACCTTGAATAGCAATCTTGAACGCTCCACCTAAGAATGGAGCAACATACTTCTGTAAAAACTCCACTAAAATTTTGAATTCTTCTTTGTTATCGGATACTGCGTCTTTAATCTTATCGAAGGCGAATTGGATCCCTTGGAAAACTGGAATAAAAATTGACTTAGCAGTTGAGACAAATCCGTTGAGGACTTTACTAATACCTTTTTCTCCACCGATTGAATCGATGAACATCTGGACGCCCGGCACTACCTTTTGGACGATAAAATCAACCAATGGAGTAATAGCATCAAGAATAAATACGCCGACAGTTTCCTTACCTTCATCAAACGCGATCTTGAGACGATCCAACTTGCCTTGGAATGTATCTGCCTGCTTTGAGGCTTGACCCTCGAATGTCTTAGCAAGCTTGGCAGTAATTTCTTCCATGCTCATTGACGCTAGTTCGGCCTTCGAAAGACCAATGCCTAAGCGTCCTAGTGATGCAGTATTGCCCTCAGCTGCACGAGCCATGGCATTTGTAACGGCTTCTAAACTTTTTCCGCTACCTGCTGCGACATCGATTGCGATGGCCTGCAACCTCTGAGCTTCTTCAAGCGACTTGGTTGCTTTAACTAAACGATCGAGGCTTGGACGAAGTTCATCGTCTGTGACGCCTTTGGCTAATGAGGTTTTGAGGATATAAGTTTCGGTAGCCTTGATCTGGGCATCTGTGGCTCCAGTCACGTTCTTAAGAGACGTTGCTAGGCGTATCTGAGCGGCTTCATCTGCGATTGCAGACTTGACTCCATCAATGGCTAATTTGCCAGCGTAAGCGGCTGCGGCGGCTCCAGCAACCGCAAAGGCTAGTCCTGCCTTCTTGCCGAAATCAGTTACCTTGCTACCAAAGGAAGTAACATTGTTATCGGCCTTATTAAGACCCTTGGTAAAGTTATCAACGTCTGCAAGGAGTTTAAGCGTTAAGGCTCTGGATGTTGAGGCCATTATGTCCACTCCTTTAGAATCTTATCAAATGAGGCAGTCCACTTAGCGACTATCTCAGGTTGAATCCTGCGTAATGTTGGATAGATAAACCAGCCTCTAGAGCCGCGGCCTTCACGGCCTGACCAGACTGGGAACTGCTTAAACTTGTTAGAACCAAACTCAGAGCCGCCCCAGATGTCCTTGGTCGATGCCCCGCCTGAGAACTTTTGAGAAGCAAATCCATAAGTGATCTCACCAATACGGCTTGACTTCTTAACACGGGCTCCGCTTGCAATACGTCCTGCAACTGCTCGGCTTGGCCTCGAGTTAGCCGTCTGGATAATCTCCGATCGAGCGAATTCCGCCAGCGCTCCCGACTGGCGTTTCGCTTCATCTTTTGCTTCATCCGTCATACCTTTAAGCGCCTTGAATACTTTACGGAGTTCAGCCTGGTCTAGTGCCACTAGTTCACTTGCCACGGTTGCGCTCCTCTAATAGTTCAATAGCGGTTAAGATATCCTCACCTGTTCGCCAGTAATCCATAGGGATCTGAGTAGCGATTGCCAGTTCTACTAAGAGTCGGCTTACGCTTCCTCTTGGATGACTTTTGGGCTCTCATCACCGACTTCAACATCAGCGACTGATTCCATCCATACATCCAACGGTTTAGTTGGCTTGCCCCCGGCATCTCTCTTCATAGCGCTATGAGCTACATAAAGGATGTCCCACATTCCGCCGAATTGAGCAATCACCTTTTTAGTGGTCATTTCCCATTTGGCGTAATCTGGCGGACGCACTTGGTAAGTGGTTTCCGTTCCGTCAATATATTTAATTGTTATGTTCTGTTGCATTGTTTGCTCCCGTTTCTATTGTTTAGGAGAAAGTCTCTGTGACTTCGCCCTTTGCGATCTTAAATGTAAAGTCTACAGTCTGTGCGTCCGTTCCTGCTCCACCTGCTGTTGGGAATTCAGGCAAAATTGGAAATACGAACTGAGCGCCTGTAGCGGCAGTCATTGTAATGTTGATGCTTGTATCTGGAGCGGTTTCTGCTGCTGTCCAGAGTGCCTCACATACTGAGTTAGCCTTACCCCAGTCAGCGAGCATTGATAGTGCAAAAGTACCCTCGATGTTGGTGGTCTTGTAAGCCTCACCATCAAGTGTTTGGTAGGTCTCGCGAAGGTTGGTCTTTGTTAGAACTGCTGATGTTGCTTGTGCTTCGATATCTGTTCCACCTGTGAAAGATAGAGAAATATCGCGCCCTGTAATTACGACGGTTGCCATATTATTGTCCTTTAGTTTGTTTGTGTGTAGTAGGTGGATACTCTGATATCGGCGACCAAGCAATTAGATGGGCCGACTTGAGTTACCGTTGGTTTTTCAACCGATCCGATTGTGTACCCGACTGGGATAACTTTCAGAACGCTCATTACTAGTTGCTCGAGATTATCGAGTGACGCTGGGTTAGAGTTGTAAGCAACTGCAACCGAAATAACAAGATTGATCTTTGTGTGAAGTGTCGTTTTACCGATTGTCTCTAATTCGAGATAAGGTGAATCTGGAACGGTCACGACGAAAGGAACCATAGGAGCCTCTGGAACGTACGCGTACACGTTGCCTGCTACGTTAGCAAAGGCTGTAGCTAGTGGCTGACGAACTGTGTCTAAGATTGTGTTAGGCATTATTGCACCATGGAATCGGTGTCGATGTAAGCACCTAGAAGCCCCGATACTCTGTTGAAAAGACTGCGGCCTAATCTATATGGCGAAACCTGAGTAAAGTCCACGCCCTCAATCTGCCCACCTGGAGCGATGCGAGATTGGAAGACTTCTACTGATACTGCTAAGACTGCTGACTCGACTGCTGGCACTCCAACGTAAGTAGAAGCACCGGACAATGTAGCCAAGCCCGATGGAATGACCTTGCGCTCGGTAATGTCTGCGTTTGTAATTGATACTGTAAAGAAACCATTGAAATCTCTGTAAACTCCATCGACAAATATGCGAGAGTTCGAATTGACGATAAAGGTATCTACGTCATAGTTGCTAGATTCTAGGATGGTAAAAGTTCCGTTGAATGGGGAGCCGCATCCGGTGATGACTACGCTCTGACCCTCTGCAAAGTTGTTCTCGCCTAACACTTGATAGGTGGCGATATTGTCTTCTAGTTCTACTGCTGAAATTGGTGATGCGTACTTAACTAGCATAGGCAAGATTACGGCCTCAGCTGTATCAATTACATCTGTTAAATAGGCGTCACTATAAAGGGATGTAGAAACGCCAAGGATCGACCTTAGTTCTGCTACGGTGGCGATAGTTGCCATCTCTACATCCTCTCTATTAAACGACTGGGGGAGCGATCGGGAGCAACCGCCCCCCCATGATTAGTTTGTGACTACGCGACCATGTAACGGTATGATCCAGCGCCAAGTTTCGTGGCCACTGCTCCATAACCGTAGTAGCCGACTTCTACCTGACCTGTTGAGATGAGGTTTGTCTGAAGTGATAGGCGTGGTGACTCGTACCATGTGTACGCATCTGGGTTAATGACGATCATTGTGTTATCGCCAATGCCCGAACCATCTGTTAGCGCACGTGATACGCGAAGGTTGAGTCCAAGAAGGTTTCCGCGAACTGCAGTTGCAGTTAGGTTTCCACCTGCGTTTTGTGGATTGATTGTCTGTGTAAAGATTGGACGGTTTGAAGAATCGACCAAGCCCATAAGAGCGCCCCATTGTTCTGGAGATACAACGATGTTCTCGGCAAATCCGAGTGTGCCCTTGTAAATTGAAACTGCTGCATCTGATACGAAGTCAGCTGCAAGTGCACCTGTTGTAATCGCTGCGCGGTTTCCGCCGTCTGTTCCGCCGTTAATCAACGCTGTTCCGACTGCTGCATCTGTAGCCTTTGCGTATGCGAACTCCATCTGACGTACGAGTTCTGCAAAGAATGCAGGTGATGAACGATCAAGAAGCTCTAGGCTGAATGTCTGACGGCCAATAAACTTCTGAACATTTACAGAAACAAACGCTGAATTCATATCTGTCTCTGATGGTGCGCCGCCTTCAGATGCTACTGCAACTGTTGGAGCAACTGTGATCTTAGGAATCTCAAAAGTCATACCTGCATCAGGTAGAGCTCCGCGAGATACTGAATCAATGAATGGACGATCTGCATTTGAGATGCCATTAATAACTTCTGTTAACTGACGTGTTGGTACTAGACCAGCGTTGTCTGTTGTGTCTGCTGCTGCTGCAACGTACATCTTTGATGTCTCGTTACCAAGTGAAGCGCGGACTGAATGCTCGAGATAAGAAGCCTTATCAACGATAGGGTTACGAACTGTTGTCGAAATGTAAGGTGCAGTTGCAGCCTTAACTTCGACTCTTGCAGCCTCTACCGTTTCTGCGGCAGGAGCGACTTCTGGAACGGTAGTGTCTGGCACTTGTTCTCCTTCTGTGGTTGATGGTATTTCTTCCTGAGTTGGCTCAGAAATCTCTGTATCTTCTGCCGCTACTTTTGCGACCTCAGCGCCTGGAATCGCGCCGTCTGTGACGAGGCTGACCTCGATCAAGTTACTTGCACTGATGGCCATAACGCCATCCTTGTTATCCCACTCTTCAACATCTACGCCGACGCTAAAATCAGAACGAAGGCCAGTAGCGGCCTCTTCGAGTGCGTCATTACCGGCGGTTGTCTTAGCGATCTTAAACTCTGCGATGATGCCTTGATCATCTTGCTCAAAACTTACGAGTTTGCCTAAAGGTCTTGTTGTGTCGTGCTGAAGTACCAACTTGGTGTTCTTGGACATCTTGATCGAATCCTTCTCGAACATTGTCCGACCTGCTGAGGTATTGCCTTCAGCATTCCAAGAAACGATACGGCCAGCAATAATGCGTGACTCTGCATCGGCAGCCGTGATGGCTACGGGCATTGTTATCTTCATTAACTGTTCTCCTTGTTGTCGATCAGGTCTTCTTCTTCTTGAATCTGCTCGACGCTCATAGCACCGATACGGTTAAGAATTTCGTAAACTTGTGCGCGTTGTAGTGCGTCTGTGCGTAGGAACTCATCAAGCGAGAAGCGGATCTCGCCAGTTGAAGCAATAAAGTCCGGCATTGATAAACGCTGCTCAATAGCTGTAAGAATTGGCTTCATAGAGAAATCAATTAGGCTGCGACGCTCTGAGACTGAGTTTGAGTACGTCATGCTGGTCGTTTCAGCACTTACGAAATAAGCAGGTAGGTTGCAAGCGCGAGCCAATTCCAGAGCGACATATTGACGAGCTTCATTGAGCTGTAGTTTGGCTGGATCGATGCCCAACGCTTGCAATTCAACATCAGCGTTTAGAAACGCCGTGGATTTGGTGAGTCGAGCATTACGCCATGATTCGAGAAGTTTAGAAATGCGCTCTGCTGGGAGATTAGTGCCGTTGGACTTAAGAACCTGTAAAGGTACTGGTTCTTTGGCAAAAGTTTCTGCGGCTTGCTCTAGCGCGTGAGCTGCGCGAATGGTGCGACCAGCGCGGTTAAGGATTCCTTCATCTAGTCCATAGAATACGACAAGCGATCCTACGCCTTGATTGGGAACAACTGATCCATCGACTTGGTAGCCAACAATCTCTGTCTGTAGGTGATTAAGTTTAGGTGTTACGCGATCGGGAGCCACGCGAGTCCATGAACGGACGCGTCCTGTATCTCCGTACTGCTCAAGAACTTGACCGTAACCAATTCCGTGAAATAGTAAATCTTCTGCAAGCCATGCGTAGATAGCAGAACCAGGAACGCGAGGATCTGGCTGGTTGATTACTCCTGGGGTTGGAAGATGAGCTCCGTTAAGTTTTGAATACTGCTCAAGTGGTAGCCCAGCGAGTGTGCTACAAATTATGTTGCGTGCGCGAGCGATTGTTGGAACGGCCATAGCCTGTTGGCGTGACGCGACCGATTGGGTAAACACAAAAGGATTAAATGAAGCGGTGTTATTAAACGGCGCTGGAGTAGAAGCCGCATCGACTGTAATTTCTACAGAAGGCTTTGATGTAAAGATATCCCAAATTCCCATTGGACATATTATACACGAACTGTCCAACTTTTAGACATTATCCTATTTGAATGTCTACTTCCGATTCTGCCCGTGTCGCAAAGTGAGTGACCATCGCAGCCGCTACCGCTCCGCAGACAATTCCTGAAGCTTTGCGTCCCATGACCCAACCGCCATCGCCTTTGTTTAGTTTGACGGCGCTTAAGACTTGTTTAGTGAGTTCTTCCTGATCTCCATGCTGAAGTCTCATCGATGTAACGGCTGAAACGAACTCATCGCAACTCTGCTGGTAATCCTGACCGCCAATTTCGTACATTGGAATTCCTGCTGGTTGTAATCGAGCTGCGACCGCCCCGGCGGTGGACTTGCTGAAGGCAACTTGATTAACTGGGAACTTACGCACCCAAAAGGCAATATCGTTAGCCATTTCTTTATCGTCTAAGGCAACTGGGTTAAACCAGGTGTGAAGCAACGTCACCATGAACTTATCAACATCGATCCTCTGGCCTGCGACCAATGACCCGTGTTTTCTATCTGGGCTGAGATCAATAGCCATCCAAGTATCTTTCTCAATGTCTAACGCTGGCACTTCTGCCTTGCATTTCTTCCATTCCGCTTCAGATATAACTGGATTGATCATGGACACGAATTGGCATAAGACTTCTGTTCTAAATATGTCTTCTCGATCCGATAAAGCGTCTTTAATGTTGTCTTCGTGGACTGTGTGGCCTAAAGATGGGTTTGATTGATACCAGGCTTCCTTGTCGGTAATCTCTGCGCCCGGCACTGCACTCCACTCGAACCAACCGATCGAATCATCGGCTCCTTCACTAGCTGCTAACCCTCGTTCTCTAAACTTAAGCAATAGAACCGAATTGGCGTGGCCTGCGTTGGAGTAAACATAAGATTGCGGATTAGGGTTAGACATCTGAGTAAATCGCATTGATGACCAGACATCTTCAGTATCGAACTCACGCAACTCATCGATATGGATTACATCGGGAGCGGCAATACCTCGAGCGGCAGAGTTACCTGCACGGATTAAGTAACGAGCGCCATTCTTAAAGCGCATCTCCTGAGAACCCTTGCTTTCGTACTTCTTGTCGAAGTTATCTAGTAGCAATTGGCTATCCTCGATCATGAGCCCGACCTTGTAGAAGATTTCCGCAGCTGTGTTAAGTGTGTGAGCCGTAGCCAGGTGCATCTTTTCGTCCAGTATGTAAATACCGAACAAAATCCTAAGCGCCATGAATGTAGATTTACCCTGTTGCCTGGGAAGCATGATGCCGATTAAAGGGTGAGCCCAGCGACCATCTGGCTTATAGCGAAGGCAATCTCTAGCCAGTTGTTCTTGCCAGGGTAGCAACGGAAATCCAATATCTTTGCAGAACTGGATCATCTCATCGCCTCGAGTAGGCAAATCAAGCGGTTTGGAGCGGATTCTAGGCACTTGTGACCCGTAACGAGGTTCTACTACCCCTTCCCTGCCCTCTGAGAGCCCTTCTGAGCCCTTCTGAGCCTGTTTAGTCACTCTGAGTCCTTTTCGAGCCGATAGTGGCTGATTGAAGCGTTTTCAGGGGAATTAAGACCATGAAGGGTCGGGGTCTTCTCTT